CAGAAGAAAGTTCAGTCACTGTCTTATGTTTTTAAAGAAGATGCTACTTCATTGTTTGAGGAACAGAGAATGGATGATGTATTTGATTGTAGTAGTGGCCACCCTCCAATATTAAAAAGTTATCTTGGTGGGTTTACAAGTTTGGAAACTTTGGTAATATGTGATAGAATACTTGGGTACGTTAAAAACTTTGATAAGAAGTTGAAGGATCCTGTGTGGGAAACCGTCAGTAGACGGATTAAAAAGTACACACCTTTCCTAAATATTAATGTACCACGTTACAAAAAAGTTCTAAAAGAGGTTGTTATTCATGGCCATGACTAATGATGAAGTACTTAAAAATTTAAAGGAGCAACTGGTTACTGTCAGTGAGACTCGTCTTAAACTTTTAGGTGCTATTGATGTTCTCGAACAAATTAGAGACAGTCAAAACGAAACCGAAACAACAGAGGAGGTTGAAAGAAATTGACGTTTTTCGATTCAGATCTTGTCCGTAAGGAGATGACAGACATTCAAGAACTCCAAGAGGAGATCTATGGCAGTGTCTTTAATTTTCCTCAGATGGATAATGAAGAAAAGGAAGAACATATTGACCTACTTATGGAACTTCTTGAGAAACAGAGGATACTCTATGCTCGTATGAGTTTATCAGATGATCCTCAAGCGAAAAAAATGAAGGAGAACATTCAAGAGTCTGCTGTTATGATGGGGATGCCCAAAGATGTTGATATGGCCAATGTCTTTTCTAATATGGAAAAGATGATTGGTATTATGAAACAGCAGGTTGACAACAGTTCTCTTTAATATTATAATATTCAGGTACAAACAAGCCAAATCTCAAAACAAAAGCCAAATCTATGTCTTTTTCAAGCCTAAAGAAACAGTCTTCTCTTGGATCGCTGACCTCCAAACTAGTTAAGGAGATCGAGAAGACGAACACTACCAAAGGTGGTGCTGATGAGCGACTTTGGAAACCAGAACTGGATAAGTCTGGTAATGGTTATGCTGTTATCCGTTTCCTTCCTGCTGTTGATGGTGAGGATCTACCTTGGGCAAAGGTATACTCCCATGCATTCCAAGGACCAGGTGGTTGGTACATAGAGAATTCTCTTACTACTATCAATGGTAAGGATCCTGTATCAGAATACAATAGGGACTTGTGGAACAGTGGTAATGATGCTGATAAGGATGTTGTTCGTAGACAGAAGCGTAAGCTATCTTACTATGCAAACATCTATGTTGTGAAGGATCCAGTTAATCCTCACAATGAAGGAGGAGTCTTCCTATTCAAGTTTGGGAAGAAGATATTTGATAAGTTAACGGCCGCTATGCAACCAGAGTTTGAAGATGAGACACCCATTAATCCTTTCGATTTCTGGCAAGGTGCAAACTTCAAACTTAAGATACGTAAGGTTGATGGTTACTGGAATTATGACAAGTCAGAGTTTGATGCTCCTTCACCTCTCCTTGATGACGATGATGCACTTGAAGCACTCTGGAAAAAAGAGTACTCACTTGCAGACTTTACAGCACCTTCTAACTTCAAATCATACGAAGATCTAGAACGTCGTCTTAAGTCTGTACTTGGACAGAAACAAGCACAGCGTCCTCGTATTGATGAGGAAGTGGTACAAGAAGATGATCCAACACCTGTTGCTGCTGCAGCAGTTGCTTCAGCACCTGATGCTGATGAGGATGATGCTTTAAGTTATTTCCAGAAACTTGCTGAGGAATAATTAACCCAAGTTCGGGTTGGAGGCTCTCTTGAGAACTGGGTTTATATATTCTGTAGACTGTTCATAATCTAAGAGAGTTTCTATATCATTCAATACAATTGATACATATTCAGACTTTAAGAGGTTAATGTTTCTTTTATCCTCTTGAAGTCTGTCTTCATATGTGCGGTAAGTGATACCTTGTATAGGACTTACTTCAACTAATTGATTGGTTCCACTGTCTAAGAAACTTACTTTATAGGTTGAATCAACTTCCATTTTTTCAGGAACAAATACTTTTCCTTCAGAGTCTTTTATCTCTTCAGTCTCGTAGAATTTAATAACATCTAGTGCATCAGTATCGTTACCATATTTTTCAATCAAATAGTTTCTATAATCTTGTTGGGTTAATGGCCATTCATCTCTTACATTAACAATATTGTTTGAGAGGAGGACAATCCAATCTAAATTTGAATCACCGTAGACTTTGTATGCAACTTCATCTGGACGTTCATCACCAACGATTTGATACTTGGTGAATGACATAAAGTCTGCAAATAAATCTTCTCTTATGATAGGTCTACGGAAAAGATTTTTAACAGTAATAAAATCCTTATTAGTTTTTCTCTCATTGATACGAGAGATGTACTCAAAGTTTGGTAGGTTGCGGAAGTATCTAGACATTTTAGAATCCTATTACGTTGTCGTTATCACCATCCAACTCTGAGTAATCCATATCTACAATTGGATCGAGTTCTGTGAATTGCATACTTATATCGTAAGCAGTCATAGATGAGTTGGGTAAGGTCATGTAAGTATTATCAGGTACATAGTTCACAGTGAAACTATTACAAGCACATTTTTTTATAGTGTTGATAAATGTGTGCTGCTTTCCTTGTTTGTTGTAAAATCTAGGTTGGAATACATTAGGAGAACTAAGGAACATATTTGTTGTAGTTTCTTTTACTGACATTCCTTGTTTAAAAAATCTAATAATACTTCTAACCATTCTTGATTCTAAATCACTTCTTGGTGTAAGTCTAAAACTATATTGAAACTGACGTAAGGTAGGACCATTGAAGATGAGTTCCAAGTTTGGATTTAACATCTGTCCATTCATTCTTCCTAATATTTCATTAGTACTTTTATTAATTCCTGGTAGACCACCTAGAAGAAAGGATTGAATTGCTGATTTTGCTCCTTGTGTGTTACTACCGAGAGCATTTAAACCATTTTCTACTTCTGCTTGAACTGCTCCAATGAAATTACCTGAGTTCATAATTCTAGAACCAGCCTGCAACCCAGCCATTTGCAGGTCATTAAACTCACTGTTGTTCCAACTGACAGCATTGGTGTCTGCTAATTGACTAGGTATTGGAAGAGTAACAGATCCTATTGATTTTTTATGTCTGCGGTCTGCTCTTCTTTCTCTTCCACTCACACCACCTATCTCAGAGAGGGGGACGTATTCAAATTGTCTGATGGTCATGTAATCAATACCATCTAGAGTAAGAGGATATTTTAAATTACCATATCGTTTTCTAGCTACTGGTTCTGCACGTGGTGGTATTGCTGGTTGTATTGCTTGTCCTTTATCTCCATCGTTACCTGCAGCAGAACTACCAGTGTTTATTTGTTTATTTGCTCCGTTTACTTTAGACCCCCATTCGTCTATAGTTTCATTACTAACTTTATTACTGTTAAGAATATCTCCCATCTTAGTTCTGAGTTGGGAACCAGCAGATGCTGTCATTCCACTACCAGGAGTTTCACCACTCCATATATCTCCACCAGAACCGTAGAATAAACCATCAACAGAACTTTGGGTGTATTCGGTTCCATCAACAGTTACTGTCGCAGATCTATTAGGATTGTTTGGATCAAAGGACAAGACTGCCCTTCCATCATTTGTTATAACACTAGAGTTTGTTAATCCCACAGTTATCTTTTTAGTTATTTAGAACAAAATTTTGATAAGGTATTGTCTTTAACTCATCAATCTCTGATGGATTGACATAATATAATTGTCCTACTACTTCCATGAATGTATAGTTTCTCATTCTATTCCAATGAAAGTTGTAACCTTTAAACCCATTTGGCATGTATTCAGTCACAGCAACCAAAGGATTAGTATCGTATGTAATGTTAGGAGTCTTTGCTTTGTAGATAAAAGTATAGTAGTTTCCTAAGTCAGGTACTGGTGTTACACCATCAGATAGACGGTCAATAATATCTACCATTAAGTCATCAGCATCTTCTACACCAGTAAGGTTCTCCACCATACCAGTGAGTCTATTTTCGTAGGGTTCATTTAATGCCAAGTTCTTTTTCCGTAACTACTTTAAAGGTTAATTGTCTCATCTCACAGAATGACCTAGCAGCTTTCCATTTTGCTTGGTTCTTTGCATACTCTGCCACTTCACGTATGAATGTTTTCTTTTGTTTCCTTCCTTTTACAGGAGGGACACAATGTTTCATTGGTTTAACTTCAATTACATATCTTTTAACTTTACCATTACTTTCTTTAATCTTCATGTAGAAGTCTGGAAAGTAACGATGAGGTCTGTTGTCCAGAGGAGATATGTATGGTATAAAAAATTCTTCACTACCCCATTCAAGTATATTTTCATTACGATCACACCATTTCATAAACTTTAGTTCCCAAAGGGATCTATAAATGATGTTTCTTGAGTCTCCTTGGTACTTATTTGAGTGAGATGGAGTAAACTTACCTTTATAAGACATACATAGTATAGGGAAACACCATATGGTATTTAGATGGCTGGGAACATACCAGGTACTCGATACAGTACATCAAGATTTTTAGGAAGGTTTGGTAATCTGGCACAGAGTAGTCAGTACAGGTCTCATATTGGATTTAATCAGAATCTTTATAATGCATTAGTAGCAAATGATATACCTCGTTCATTATTAAATGAAGCTGGAATGTTGTGTAAAGCAACTTCACTTCCTGGTTCTCAGATATCAACACATGATGTAAGAGATTTCTATGGTGTGGTACAGAAGAGTGCATACATGCGTCAGTTTGATAATACTATTGACTTGACATTTTATATTGATTCTAATTATCAGATCATGTATTTGTTTGAAGCATGGATGGAATATATTATGCCATTAGTAGGAAAGAATCCGAAAGCTAGTACCTCATCTTTCGTTGCTAACTATCCAGACAATTATAAATGTGATTTGTATCTTTATAAGTTTAATAAAGATATGGAGGCTCCTTGGAGTGTAGTTAATCCATTCAGACCTAAAGGATCTATTGTTTATTCCTTTATCAATGTCTTCCCACAGAATATATCATCAGCTGATGTATCTTATGATCCATCACAGAACCTTGAGTTTACTGTGACTTTCTCTTACGAAAGATATGTAACTAACAAAACTGGTATTAGAAATCCAGGTAATCTTGGACAGGATAGTTTCTCTGGTAGATCACAACCATTGAAAAATACTTCAAAGGATAATCCTTCTAATCCTATTCTTCATAAGGATGGATCTAAATCTCCTATAACAGAAGAATCTCAAGAACTTACAAAGGATATAGGACAGAAACAATATCCTATAGACAATGGACAGAATACTAACTCAACTGTTAACCAAGAGATTGGAGAACCTGGAACAAGTAGTCAAGCAACTAAAGGTAATGAAAGTTTTGATGGATCATGGGGTGACTTTGGTCCTCTAGATTCTTCAGCAGGAGAAACTAGTGGAGATAAGAGTATTAGAAAGTTTGGTACAGGAAGTAACACCATCGCATAAAGTCTCTAAATAAACACACATAATATTATATTTTGTTATGCCTTTACCAAAGATTAGTACGCCAAGTTATGAACTTGAGTTGCCATCTACAGGAGAAACAATAACTTACAGACCTTTCTTAGTAAGAGAAGAGAAACTTCTTGTACTTGCTATGGAGAGTGAGAATCAAAAAGATATATCTAGAGCAATCAAAGAAGTTCTAAAGTCTTGTATTAAATCTACTATCAAAGTAGATACACTTCCTACGTTTGATATTGAATATCTTTTCCTTAACATCAGAGGTAAGTCTGTTGGTGAGGAGATAGAAGTTACTATCACATGTCCAGATGATGGGAAGACTGAGGTTGATATAGTTATTCCTATTGATGAGATACAAGTTTCTAAATCTAAGAAGCATAATGATACTATTAAACTTGATGATACTCTTAGTATGAAGATGAAGTATCCTTCATTGGAACAATTCATTCAGACTAATTTTGATGTGAGTGGATCTAAAGGTTCTCAACTAGAACAATCTTTTGATCTCATTTCTCAGTGTATCGATACTATATACAGTGATGAAGAAGCATGGCCTGCTGCAGAGTCTAGTAAGAAAGAACTCAGTGAGTTTCTTGAGCAGTTAAATACTACTCAGTTTCAAGACATTGAGAACTTCTTTGAGACTATGCCTAAACTATCTTATGATGTTAAGGTTACCAATCCTAAGACCAAGAAGAAGAGTACTGTTACTCTGGAGGGACTAGCGTCTTTTTTCGGGTAGCGATGTCTCATATGAGTCTTGAGGCATACTTTAGGATTAATTTTTCCTTGATGCAGTACCATAAATATAGCTTGACAGAGATAGAAAACATGATCCCTTGGGAACGTGATGTCTATGTTGACCTCCTCAAACAACACATAGAGGAAGAGAAGGAAAGGCAAAAACAGGATGGCAATTAACGCTAACAACTTTTTTAATCTTGAAGAGGAGGCTAGGACTCAGGGGACTCTTGGTGGTAAAAAATTAACTAAAGAAGAAAGGAAAGAAGCGTTTAAGAAACAAGGGAAGGTAGAATTTAAGACATTTGTTGAGAAGGTTTTAAATAAAAAAGAACCTACGGTTACTCCTAAAGCATTGGGTGGTGGTGCAACAAAAGCATTACCTTATACTATGAAAAGTAAGGAGGCAAAGGAAAAAAGTGAAGTAGCACAGAGAGTAGCGAATGCTTTTGATAGTAGACTGGATGCTTTATTAAAAAATATTAGAGAGGATGTAGGTGGCATCCTTGCTGTAGTAGAGAAGCAAACTGATATAGATGAGGAAGAAGCAGCAGAAGAGAAACAAGAGAATGAGAAAGCAAAACGTAAAGAGAAGGAAGAGAAATCAGAAAGTAAGGATAAGAAACCAAAGACATCAGGTTTTCTTAAGACACTAACTAAACCTGTCATGGGTTTATGGGAAAGCATTGTCAAAGGTTTTGTAAATCTTCTTGCTGGATGGGGACTTACAAAATTATTGGACTGGTTTGGTAATGATAAGAACGTAGAGAATGTAAAAGCATTTAAAGAGTTTATAGTCAATGCTGTACCTGTTATACTCAAGGGTATACTTGCACTCATTGCTCTTGATATAGGATTAAAGGTATTAAAGTTTGCTAAATTAATAGCAGTTGGTAGTGCTAAGTTATTAACAGGATTGCTTGGTTTGTCCAAGAGAATTATTGCATGGGCAGCATCTAACCCTTGGATTGCTGGAGCGATAGGTCTTGGTGCAGCCACGTTCCTCATAGGTAAGATGTTGGGTAAGGATAAGGAAGGAGAGAATTTAGCAGAAGCACAGAATCAATCAACAGAAGCAATAATAAATGAAGGAGATATGGATGCGGGTGAAGCAGATGTATTAAGTCAATCAGTGGTGACTACTGATAGTAATAGAATGACTGATACAAATCTAAGAAGCAATACTGATATGCTTCAATTAAGGAATGATCCTTTAGGTGGTAATAAATTTAATGAAGGTGGTTTTGTATCAGGCCCTGAAGGAGTGGACAGAGTACCTGCAAAACTAACTGCTGGTGAATTTGTAATGAGTAAGGGTGCTGTACAAGAGTATGGTGCTGAAACTCTTGCAAATATGAATGCTATTGGTGGTGGAACCAATAGACCTAAAGGAAATAGGTTTGAAGGTGGTGGTCTTGTAGGAGATTTAAATACAATGACCAGAGCTAAAGGACCAAGTGAAGGTGGTCTCGGTATGACTGGTGGTGGTAAGAATTTTATTGGTAGTGATCAAAAAAATCTAAGATTTACAGGCCCTAAGAAGGAAGCATACTTCTTAAGAGTCAAGAAGAAGACGGGTGAGATACAGATATGGAACGAAGAGTTTCTTTCTGATAAGTTTGTTGGATCAATGGATCCAAATACTAAGAAAATAGATTACAATAATAATCTATGGGGTGGAGCAAGAGGATTTGAGAAAGACTTCTTTAACAAACAAAAGAATAAGCAGATGGTTCTTAGTAGAGCAAGTGATTTGATAAAGAAATCCAGTACTGCAGGTGAGATAACTGAACAGAAAGCAAATCAACTTATTAATAATCCTCCAGGTAAAGAGAAGAAAGGTAAGGTAATTCCAGTCACTACCAGTGGTGGTGGAGGAGGTGGAGGAAATCAGGGTGGTGGTGAAACACCACAAGAGTTAATGTTCTCTGCTATTGATAGGCAAAATCATTATAGATCAATGGTTGCAGCAATGTGTAACATAATAGAGGATGTATAATGGTAGGATTAATAGGAAATCTTGCTAAGGGAGCATTAAGTAAACCTAAGCAACAAAAAGTATCATCTCAACAACTTACTAAAGATGTAGATAGTAAGGTAGATAAACCTAAACCAAAGGGTGCTTTAGTTCCTTCTCCTGGTGGTGGTATTATTAAAATTATAGATGTAAAGACACCAGTTAAGAAAGATGTTGTTACTGGTGGTGATCCTGTTCTAGAACAGATGCAGATCATTAATGTCAAAACGTTTGCAATAATAAAAGCATTAAAAGGACAACAAGTTTCAAAGAAAAAGAAATCTAAGACAAAGAAAAATCTTTTTCAATGGTTCAGGAGAAAAAAAAGAGAGGAGGATAGAGAAACAAAGGAAGGAGGATCACTTAAGATACCTTTGATAGGAAAAGTAGGACAGAGTGCAGGTAATTTACTTGCTGCTATCTTAAAAACTCTTGCTATATTATTTGCTGGATGGTTAACAAAGTATCTTCCTCAGATTATTGAGGCAGTTCGTAAGTTTATTGATATCGTTGGTAAGATAATCAATTTTGTTAAACCAATTGCAAAAATGATATGGGATATAGGTAAATGGATTGTTACTAATGGTACTAAACTTGCTGCTAGGTTGGTAGGAGTTGATCCAAAAATTATTGAAGAGAATAGTATCATCCAGAACCTTAATGAAATACAAAAAAGATTTCCATTACTTGAAGCAGCCTTTGCTGCCTTCCTTGTATATAAAGGTGTAGGTGGTATTAAAAAGATAACACAACCTCGTGGTAATCGTGGTCAACAAACAAGGGGTTCAGGAGGACAAAATTTACCACGAGGACAGGGTGGTAATAGATTTAATGCACAAAGAAGTAGACTTAGGACAAGTAGTGCTACTCAACAAGTACGGAATAGATTTGCACGAAGGTTTGGTGGTGATGCAGCACGTAGAAGATTTGCTGGTAATGTAGGAGGAAGAACTGTTAGCAGATCGCAAAGACTTATGACTGGTCTACGTGCTGGAGCTTCTAAATCGAAAGCACTATTGAGTAAGGTAGGTAAGATTGCTAAACTTCCTGTTATTGGTGGACTTGTTGTTGCGGTCACTCAGTTGATTGCAGGAGAACCACTTGGTAAAGCATTGTTTATGGGAGTAGGTGCTGGTATTGGTGGTATTCTTGGTGGATTAATTGGTGCTGCTGGTGGTCCACTTGCTGTTGTTGGTGCTATCATGGGTGAGATGCTTGGTACATTTGTTGGTGAGTTATTATATGAAGGGTTTATGGGTAAAGGATGGAGTGCTGCTGGTGAGAAACTTAAAGAAACATTAGGGGGTATCTGGAAGAATGTAGGGAAACCATTAGTTGATTGGGTTAAGGGTGTGTTTGGTACGTTTATAGAAAAATTCAAAGAAGAAAATAAAATCTTTGGTCAAACTAATTGGCTTAATATATTGAATCCACTTATAACTGCTCCTCTTTTATTCAAATCTTTCTTTGCACCACCTAAAGATAATAAAGATAATAAAGAGAAGAAAAATAATCTTGAGGTTGAAGCAAAAGAAGGATCTTCTGATACTAGTGATACTAGTGGACAGGTATCTGATACTAGTGGACTTGAATTTACTGGAACCTCAGATACTCAATCATCCAATGCAAATGCTATTGGTGAGTCTGCTTCTTATGATAAAGTAGAAGGAGGTGATACAACTATTATAAGTAATGATGGTGCTGCTACTCCTGCTGGTGGAGGTGGTGGTGGATCATCCTTGAGTTTAGTTGGTGGCAGTGATTTTTATAGAGCTGCTCAGTTAAATAGAAAGAAGTCTAACCTTTCAAAAGTCTGGGCATAAACATGGCAACAAGAGATTATCAAGACGTATTTGTAAATGAAAAGTTTCTTGGCAGAGGTGCTGAGAAGGCAGAAGTTAAAAAACTTACTGCAAAGAACCAGAAGACTGGAAGGGGTGTTGATCTTAGTGGTGGTTTAGTTGAACTAAAATATTTTGAAAGTATTTTGTCTAATAATATTACAGGAAGAATGATCATTGCAGACACTGGTTCTTCTGTACCTGTTGATCAGGAGTTAAAGAATGTATTAGATGGATTACCTATAAGAGGTGGTGAAAATATTGATCTTAATATGTTAGACACTGAAGGTAATCAAATTAAATTAGAAGGTGCAACAGGTGGAGATGGATTGTATGTTAATAGAGTGACAGAAGGATATACTGATGAGAGTATGACTAAGACATTGGTTCAACTTGATTTGTGTACCAAAGAATTCTTTAGTAATGAACAGACCAGAGTACCTGGTAGGTATAGTGGTAAGATATCAGAGTCTGTTGAAAAAATATTAAAGAATAGATTAAAGACTGATAAGAATCTTGACATTGAGGAGACTGCTAATAGTTATAACTTTATTGGTAATGATAAGAAACCATTCTATACTGTGACTTGGTTGATGACTAAAGGTATCCCTGCTGATGGTGCTTATGGTAAGACTGCTGGTTTCTTTTTCTTTGAGAACAAAGAAGGATTTAAATTTAAATCAGTTGAGTCATTGATTGGACCAACAAAAGGTGGTGGTAGTGCAGATAGCAAGAAGACAAAGAAGTTTCAATACACAGGTAGTAAGGATACTAAGAAAGGATATAAGGTAATAAAACAATTTAAAATTAATAAGAATATTGATGTGCAAGAGAAACTTACTATAGGTGCATATAATAACAGTACTACTTTCTTTAATCCATATGATTTTACTGTGAAGAGTAAAGACTTTTCGATGGAAGAGGATCAAGTAGGTAAAGTAAAGAGTGCTGGTAAAGACATAGCATTTGTTGCAAAAGAATTTAGAGCAGGGCCTACTAGGGGTATGAGTGCCATACTTGACATGGGAACATTACCTGTTGGGGTTGGAGCAACGGAGCAAGTAGAGAATTGGAAGAAGGATAGAGAGAACCTAAATGATAAGGTGAGAGAAAGAATGTCTCAGGCAGTTACTAGATACAATCAGATATTTTCTGTGAGTGTTGATGTCCTGATAGAAGGTGACTTTTCTTTGAAGGCTGGTGATACAATATACTGTGAGTTCCCTGATATATCCGCTAAAAAGGATGTAAGTAAGGAGACTAGTGGTCTATATTTGATTGCTAGTTTATGTCATAAGGTTGCTGGAGGTAAGGCCAGCACCTCTTTGAACCTTATTCGTGATTCCTTTGGAAAGAAAGGGGCTTAAATAAAGTAGGAGCAATTTAACTATGACAACTAAAGTACCAGATCATGATTTAAATCATGAAGTTTATCTCGATCCTAAAGATGGTAAAGAGCATATCAATCACGGTATGCATGAGTATACAAAAGAAGATTTAAAGATGCACAACGATGCATTTCATGCTCATGAGGAGAATGAAGAAAATCCTGGTGAGGCTAAGATAAATGATTGGCATACTCGTCATGAGGATAAGCACCTTGAAGTTTATTGTGACAATCATCCAGACGCACAGGAGTGTAGAGTTTACGACGAATGATTGACGAGTCGCTATTAAAAAGTCATAATATAGGTAAGGATGGATTCTCCTGGTGGATAGGACAGGTATGTGAGTCCGACACTTGGGCAGCCAATTTTCCTGAGTTGCCTGTTGATAGTGATAAAGATCTACCAGGATTTAGAAGAAGAGTTAAGGTATCAATTCTTGGATACCATACGTATTCAAAGGAAGAGTTACCTAATGAAGATTTGCCTTGGGCATATTGTCTGATGCCTACCAGTGCTGGTGGTGGTTCAGGTGGTTTCTCTGAGTCACTTGCTCTCACTGGTGGTGAGTGGGTGTTTGGTTTCTTTTTAGATGGTACTGATGGTCAGCAACCAGTCATTATAGGTCTGTTTGATAAGTCAACACAAGAAGATTTTAGAAAAGCAATACCTGATACTAGGTATGAACCTTTCTCTGGTTTCACTAACGAAAAACCAGAACCTCTTACTAATATTAAAAAACTTGATACAGTAGATACACAGGGTACAGGAAATGCTGATCAGCAAGTAGGAGAAGGTGAAGTAAAGACTGATACTGTCCTTACTAATGAGGCTGTTAGGGTAGAACAGGGAAATGCTGTAGAGGTATTAAATCAGGCAGAAGTTTTTGTTAAAGAGAATTTAGAAGCCACTGGTAACATGCAGGTGGCAGATAATTCTGAGTGTGTAGACTATCAGGATGCAATTAGTCAAGCAACACAGAGGTTATCAAAGGTAACTACAATAACTGAAAAGGTAAATGGCATTTATGTTAATAAATCTGATCTTAAGATAGGTAATATTGAAGGAGAGGAGAAGAGATTAGCATCTATTATTGCTACTGCACAGAAATTCTTGCAGACGAATGCAATGGGTGCAACTCTAGAGAAGATGGCAATGGCTGCTTCTAAGCTTAGTAGTGTTGCTCCATTGAGTCAGATGTTAAAGGCTGATGATGCTAATGATGAGGCCTCATCTAAACTTATTCAAACATTTTCTGAAATTATTTCTGCTCTTCCTTTAGATGCTGCTAATTTTGTTAAAGAAACAAAAGGGAAACTTGTAAGTCAACCACCGTGTGTTGTAGAGAATTATACTGGAGCATTGTTGGGTAAGTCTTTGGGTAATATTGACTCAAAAATGAATGGTATAATGGGAGATGTTAATAAGGTACTTTCTTCAGTAGATAAGGGAGGATCCTTTGCCAAGATGGGTATGGGTGCTGCTAAGGCTTTGATGGGTGGTGGTGGACTTAATTCTATTCTTTCGGAAGGATTAAATTCTTTAGGTGGTTTAAGTATTGGATTAGATGGTATTCAGAAATTTAGTTCATCATTTAAGAAAGTATATCCTGGTCAAATGCCTCTTCCTTGTCCCAAAGGAAAAGAATTGAGTGCTTTGAGTGGTGGTATGCCATTACCTCCAGCAATGGAGAAGATGGGTAATGTTTTAGAGAAGTTTGCAGCAGATAGCACTGGACTTTCACAGTTAGCATCAGGTATTAGTAATTTTACTGATGTGAATTCACTCTTTAGTACTGCTATTGACCTTGATAATACTGGACTAGGAGATTTAGGTGGTCTGGGTGGTATCACAGATGCTTTAAGTAAAGCAAAGAACTTATCAAGTTTTGCTAAGTTTCCTAGCGGTACGGGGGAGTCTATCATTGAATCCACTAAGACTATGTTGGCAGGAGGAGATACTTTTGATGCTGCTTTGTCTGCTGCAGAAACTATTTTTCCTGGTGGTAGAGAGTTTGTAAAAGAAACATTCCAAAATCAAATACAAGGACAAAGATTTTCTGGTAGTGCGTGTGAGACTGGACCTATTGCAAGTGGTCCTCCTATCATAGAGATATGGGGTGGTGGAGGAAAGGGTGCTACTGCTAATGCTGTGGTAGGGCCTAATGGAAATATTTTAGCAGTAGATGTAACAAGACAAGGACAAGGATATAATACACCACCATACTGTGCTGTGATTGATAGGAGTGGTGTTGGTTTTGGTGCAGTGTTGAGAGCAGAGATAGATGAAGATGAGGTTGAGAGGACAGGTTCATCAGGTGTTATTAAGATTGTAGTTGTAGAACCTGGTTGGGATTACCTATCAAGTCCTGATGGTAGTGTTGGTGGTAATGGTGTGAAGTTTGCTGCTGCTGATAATACAGTTGTTAAAGATAAGGAGGGTAGGTTCTTACCATTTAAACCTAAGAGAGGTGTAAAGGTTCCTCCTGGTGCTACCATTTATCTTCCTGTTGGATCCACATGTCAATTACCTGTCAGTGCAATAACAACTAATGGAGATCCTGTATTTGATGCTGCTGATAAGAGAAAGGGTAAGATTAAATCAGTACAAGTTAATTTAAGAAAAGGTTATAAGGGGTTCCAGAAAGTAACAGACGGATCAGTTGAAGGTGCTGGTCCTATTCTTAGCATTCGTGATGCAGTTAATGATAGAAAGATTAGTAATCTTCTTGAGGTTCAGACAGGTAGTCCTTTTAATCTTGACTATCAACCACCAAATATATTAAAAGATTATACTGACAGAGTAATAAAAGCTGCGAAAGGAACCGTAGAGTTATCAAAATTTGGTGCAGAAGGAGTTGATCCAAATGCAAAGGATAAGGAATGGGTAAGACAACAGTATCATTCTTTATTCTGTAGAGAACCTGATGCTGGTGGTTGGAGACATTGGGTAGCAGATCTTAGGAAAGGAGATAGTAGAGCAAAGGTTTTAGCAAACATGAAGATTGCTACACCAGAGTATGCTACTCGTCAAGCAAAGATTAAGTCGGGTGAAATTAATCCTGATGAATGTAGATTTAGATGGAATAAGATAC